CGATACAATGCCCAAGGACTAGATACTGGCCTCTTTGCTCCAAGAGTTACCAGGTCAGGAGTTTCACCTAACTAAATCAACTACACCGAACTGGCGCACCATTTTCTTTCTCCTTCATAAACACTGTCCATCGTGTTTTACCTCTCTTGTCGCCAAATAAAGGCTTATAATCAATAACTTTTAAAATTTCGCCAAATTTAATTTGCTCATCATTCCATTTAAAAATGAGAACTCCACAATCTTCTAATACTCGCATGCATTCTTGAAACCCTTGCTTAAGATCTTTTTTCCAAGTATTGATATCTAACACACCATATTTTTTGGCCAACCAAGAATTTTCTCCTGCATGAATCAAATGTGGTGGGTCAAATACAACTAATTTGAATGTTTTATCGTCAAATGGAATATTTCTAAAATCGCCTAATACATCAGGATTTACAGATAATGTCCTTCCATCACATAACGTATCTTCTAATGTTCGATTATCCATAAAAACTGTGTTCTTATTACTTTTGTCAAACCAAAACATTCTAGACCCACAGCATGCATCAAGAATATATTTATCGTTATGCAGCTCCTTTTTATTGTTATTCATTTTCTTTTTCCTCGTTTGAATTATCATTCATAATTGCGTTGTATAAGAATTCGATACGTTCTCTGTATTCCTCTTTTGTGATTTCTGATAAAGGCTTTTTAAATCCTGTAGGCAACAATTTAAATCCGAATTCTTTTTCAAATTCATCTAAATCTTTTTCTGTCATGCTTCCACCTCTTAACACTCATAATAAACTTTCAAATACTTACCATTGTCTAATGGATAGTAATAATGTCCCCAATAATTGTCATAACCATCTGTGCTTTGGCTACAATATTCTCCATTATCCTGCTCCGTTCCTTTAGGTTTATCGACAATCTCTGCGTATTCCCAAAAGATTTCACCATATTGCACGCAAGAATTTTCACTAAGCCATTCTTTGATTTCTTTATCAATTTTTAGCTTTTGTTCAATTTTCTCTCTTATCTCTTTTGGAATCATAGTTCAGCTTCCTCATCTTGTGGCATTTGATAAATTTCTTTATATTCTTTTGTAAAAAATAATATATACTTGTTCTGAGTTCTAATCCACATATCCTAGTACCCCTCTTTAAATATTTGTTCAAATCTTTCTCCGGCCTGTTCAAACATATCCATGTACATACTTAATATGCACATATTCATAGCTGATAATAGAAGTGTTATAACCAACGCAACTAGCAACCATGCTTGGGCAGTTCGCTGCGTGATCTTCTTATGCTTCTTTTTATTTTGATTGATATTCAGAATATTTAATTGGTCATTCTGAATGTTGTCTGCTTCTTCAAGCTTTGCTTCTAATTCTTTTATATAGGCATCTTTTTGTGCCTGCGTTAATTTAGCCATTTTTTTCTCCTTTTTTTAACTTATTCCCCGATTTCAATTTCAATTTCATCTTGTGAAGGTTTAGGCTGGATGTAAAGGCCTACACATAAGCTTTCACAAACTTCACTATCGCCGTAGAACTCACCACCATAGCAATTAACAACAGATAGTTTACAGTTGCCCCCCGCTATTGATAAAATATGAATCTTCGTTGCAAGGATATACACAACCAATATATCCATCAAAAGCTTCGATTGTTTCTTCTAAATACAATTCTGATTCATATTGATATTTTGTTCCGTTCCATTTCAATTCTAACATTTTATGTTCCTCCTGCTTTCTATTGCTTAATAGCAATTCTTTTCTTCCCATTCTGCGATTTCGTCTGCCTTCTAATTCTTCTGTGATGTCATGCAAATCGCCAACCCATCCTTTAGTTGACGGAACTAGCACCACTGGTGCATCCCATCCATAATGCCAATACGCTTTAATTTGAGCGTTTTCGTTAACTAACTCTTCTAAATGGTCATAGCTTAAATGCCCATAGACAAAGTTATAGACTGCACGCTTGATTTCACGTTTTGACAATCCACGCCATTCATTTTGAATCTCATCATAATCAATATCGATATTCGTAATTGCAAATTTTTTCATGTTTTTTTTCTCCTTTTCTTTACACCCATATATTACCATATTATAATAATATGTCAATACTTTTTGTAAGTTTTTGTTTCTATTTGAAACATTGAAGCATTAGCATATCGCCTGTAATTCTTCCATATACTTTGCGATCAATGCCATGTATGCTTCTCTGTCTGGCTTTTCTTCATGTCCATAGTTTACAGTGATTTGCATCGCTTTCAGCTTTTCCACGATCTTACAAGCCTTGTTGATTTTCTCTGCAAATTTCTTTGTCTCTTCGATGTTCTGTGTTCCACAAGCCGACCAGTTCACACCGAATGTTATTACTTCTGCACCAAAGCTTGAATTTTCATAAATATTAACTGTTCTGCCTTCCATAATTTCATCTACAGCACTCATAAGTGCTGTATATTCTCTGCTGTTCATGTTTGTCATTTTCTTTGTTCTCTCTTTCTTTTTACATCTATATTATAATACTATAATATATAAAAATCAAGCGTTTTCATGACATTTTTTGACAAATTAAAAAAAGGGCTTTTATACCCTTCCTTCTTTAACTTTCTCTCTTTTAATGTATCTTTTTAGCATATCATCTTTTAGTCTTAGCATTGAAAAATGTAATTTCGATTCGTAATAATCATTTAATTCACATGTTTGATATTCATATTCACCTATCGCATTGTATAGGTTTTCTGTAGAATACTTATATTCTTCATTACGTTGATTATTTTCTATGTATCTGAACTCGCGTGGTGCACGATTTTATCTATATCTAAAATTTACAGAATCATAATTCTTGTTTAGGAGTTCTTGTCCTATTTCTCTTTTCATTGTTTCTGCGTTGTAAATAATTTGAATTTTTGGTTCATAACCTTTTGACTTTAAAGCTGTTCCATAATTCATAAATCCATCAACTAATAGGCTAATTGTTTCATCATTGCATACATAAGCACTCATTTTATTTTTCCTCTCTTTCAATCTCTACTTGATTTCACAATCTTTAAATTCTTCTTTGTGTGCCCACACTTTAGGCGGTGGGCTTGCCTTTGTATCATTAATTCATTGCTTGCACTTGGCTTGCGCTGAAGAAACTCGCTTTTTTCATGAACATTTTCTTCTGTTCTTCTGTCATCCCCTCGCTGTTTTCAACTTCCTTTGATACGCATTTCCAAATGTGGAACTGTGCAACAGCTTTCTCGCCTTTCTTAACACAATAGCCTAGCTTTTTCCATGCTTGGAATGTATGAATGTCTTCAGGTTCATCAAGCATGATCTTATTTCCATTCTCGTCCTCGACTTCATACTGTCTGCCAGTCTTTCCAATTTTTCCTTTTTTCATAAGTTCAACTGATTCGTTGGATATAATTTGTGCGTTTGTCATGTTTTTTCTTTCCTTTCTTTTTTCCTTTTCCTTACGTTATTATAATATCATAATATAAAAGCGATCGCAATACATTTTTTCCGTATTTTGTTTCTTTTTGAAACATTTAACCATTTAAAATATCCATGAGCCTTGAATCCTGTGCTTTGTTCTTTCGTCTGTCTTCACCGCTGACAAGTACAGGAAGGCACATTTCAATAATACGGCTGTAGATTCTGGCTTTGCTTGTATCTTCTGTATGGTACAGGTCTGAATACTTCAGATTCGTTGTAATAATCATAGGCTTTCCGCTCCTGTATCTTGCATCAATGATGTTATACACAAGCTCGTTTACGTACTCCGTGTTTCGCTCGATTCCTAGATCATCAATAACTAAAAGGTCAAACTCATTAAGGCTGTCCAGATATTTCTGTTTTCCTTCATACATTCCATGTAGCGTATTGATGATTCGTGCAAAATTAGTCACCATACACGGCACACCATTGTCAATCAGTTCATTTGCGATGCATGAAGCAAGAAACGTCTTACCTGTTCCAACTCCACCAAAAAGAATAAGCCCTTTTCCTGCGTTCTTGAACTCGTCAAACCTTCTCGCATAATTCCTGCACATGTCACTAGCCTTCTTTGATTTCTTATCGTCGTGATCGAATCGGCATTTCTGAAGTTCTCTGTCAGGAAAGCCTGTGTTCCTATATCCTTCAATTCGTGCCAGTCTGTCCTGCTGCTTTTTCTCTTCTTCCTTCCTGTCATTTTCAGCAATTAAGCATGAACACATTACAGGAACATATAGCCCGACAGCCGACAGCCATTTTCTTCTCGGCTCATTACAATTACGGCAGTATATCATATTGTCTTTGATGTATTCGGTACTTTCATCGCAATTTTCTAACATCCTTTGGATTGCTTCTTTTGTTGGCTGTTCATTTTTAAATGTATCTTGCATATTTTTCATAGTTGTAATCCTTTCTTTTGTTTCTATTTGAAACTATTTTCCGTAAAACATAGCCATGAATTCTTCTTCAGACCCATAACCATTTTGATCGTATTTCTTTTCTGGTTGTTTATCATGTTTTGTATTTCCATCCTTCAACGGGAAGATACCTTGCCAGTTATTAGTGATTGACTGATTTAGGATAGCAATCTTTTCATCGTCTGTATTTCCTATTTCATCAAGTTTCTTTAACATAAGTTTAAGAGCATACTCTGTCATAGGTTTCTTTATGAATGACCTCATCTGTAAGAATGCTTTCAACGCATTCTGTAAATCTTCATTTCCTGTATACTCTGCAATCTGTTCATCATACGATTTCGACTTGCTCTTTCTTTCTTTCTTACTTAATGTATTATTTGTATTATTAACTGTATTATTATCTGTATTACTTTCTTTCAAATTCTGAATATCAGCCTTACAATTTTTGATATTCTGCCTTTCAAAATTTGAAAGTCTGCTTTTCAATTCTCGTTTTCTTCCATCAAAGTTTTGCACGTAAATATATCCACAATCAATCAGTTTTCTAATAGCAGTTGACACTTTTGTTTTGCTGCATTGGCAGAACTCTGCAAGGTGTTCATTGCTTGCATAGCATCCTTTTTCTCCGTTGTCTAGGCTTTCAATTTCCGTAAGAATAATCTTTTCTAGCGCATTAAGCCTAGTGTCTAGCCACACTTTCTTTGGAATCCATACGCCCTTGAAGTCTCTGCTTTCGTTCATGTTTTTGCTTCCTTTCTTTTCTGTATCATTAATCATGTGATTGCCTTTCTAACGAAAAAACTGCACAGCTTTAATAGTTTCGCACCCTATCAAGCCATACAGTTCTCGTATCTATTCAGTTGTTTACCCACTCAGCAGGTGCGAACTACTGAACAGACATTATAGTTTATTACTACTCTTTAATTTTATCATCGTAATGTGATTAAGTCAACACATTTTGACAACTTTTGTTTCTATTTGAAACTTCTTGATGTCTTTACTCGTAACGATGCTGATTGTGTAGTTTGGATATTTATATTCAAACAGTTTCTGCTTTAAACGAAATACGTCCGTAATTACCGCTGTAGAGCCTTTTACGTCCTCGATGATAATTCTATCACCATCTGCTAGAATGTACCTAAAATCAGCTTTATACACGGTTTTACGCCATGTCTTGCCATTCTTCTTGAATGATGGTATAAGTTCATAATCAGGTTGTAGTTCCAAATCACGAATAACTCCTGCACGTTCCAGAATCTTCAACTGTGCATACCGTTCAGCTTCAAGCTTTGAATCAAATTTGATGCCATCAGCAACCGTCTTTGTATTGTGATACTTTCTGTACAAATAAGTCACCTCACAGATAATTTTTCCCAAAGATTTCGATAAATTCATCTGTTGTCCATGAATACTCGTCCATGGCTCTTTCCTGCCCTATCTTTTTCAGATGCATGTTAAATTCATGTCCTTTACTGCAATGCACGCCGTATGCACTCATGTTGTGATCTTCTGGCTTGATAAACACCACAAGACCATATTTGATTGACTTTTTGCGGTTGGCATTGCCGAAAAAAATTTCATGCCTGACTGTTCCGTATACCCGTTCTGAATAATATCTGTAACAGTGTTCCTTCGTGAAGAACATGCCTTCATGTATAATGCAGAACTCTTTCTTTATCATTTTCCGCTGCTTCCGAAACCTTTATCACCACGCTCAGTATTTTCATCCAGTGAATCCACGATGTGAATATCCTCATAAAGCACTGGAATAATAACCAACTGTGAGATTTTATCGCCCGCATTCACAAGATAATTAGAATCTGAATGATTATACAGTTTCACCATAATTTCGCCTGTATATCCTTCATCAATAAGCCCTGTTGATGTAATGCCGTACTCGACGTTCAAGCCACTTTTGGAAACTAACAGCCCTGCCGTTCCATGTGGCAACTGCACATGTAAACCTGTATGAAATAAAGCACTACTGTGTGCCTTTACAAGCCTTGTCTTACGTGCTCTTATATCTAATCCTGCATCAGTTTTGTGCGCTCTATTCGGCGCATACGCGCCTTTTTCAACGTAAATATTCATTTGTTTTTCCTCATTTCTATGTACTTCAATTTTGCAACCTCATCGGGTGTAAGTACAGGTATGCCCTGTTCTTCGCAGTCTCTAATCAATCCATCAAGAAGGATGGAGAACTCTTTTGAATCCATATCCGAACTGCCTTTGTAAATCTTGTAATGTGTGAACTCTTTTCCGTCAAGGTCACTTTTACCGATTTCTTCATAATACCGAAAATAGCCATCAACTTTTATGTCTGACCTTACCGACACAACCTCACACATGCTGTATCGCTTGAGCATCATGAAATGTACTTCTTCGCTGCTAAACCTCATCACGCTAGCCAACTGGTTGAGCAAAGACCAGTAGTACGCATTGGCTGTGAGTGATCTTTTCGATTTCTTCTCTTTTATCTCGTACAGCTTTTCTGCGTCCTGCTGGTCGAACAACCACTGGATGATAGCTTTTGCGTTTCCTATCATGCCGTTATTACCATCTAGAATGGCAAATCAGACGAACCTATGTCGTTCCTTGTATTTCCCCAACCATAATCATAGTTGCTATTATTTTGAACGCTAGGGCTTTCAGAACTCATTTCACGCTTGCGTTCCAAGAACTGAAAGCTTGTCGTGACTACTTCTGTAACATAATTCATTCTGCCGTCCTTCTCATAGTTTCTTGTCTGGATGTACCCAGTTACTCCAAACAAGTCCCCTTTGTGAACATATCGTGCGATTGTTTCAGCTGCTTTGTCCCATGCAATGCAGTTGATAAAGTCTGCACCGTCTTCCTTTTTTCTTCTGTCAACTGCAAGCGTGAATGATACAACTGGCGTTCCGCTCTGCGTTCTCCGTTCCTGCACATCCTTAGTCAATCTTCCAATCAAACTAACATTGTTCATTTTTCGTTTTCCTCCAAAAATTTGTCAATCAATTCCCACGTCACGTCCTCGTTCACAGGACTGTCAATAACCTTCCTGATGCCATCTCTTAGATGTATAATCTTCAAGAATTGTGCATCAACTCCGAAGCTTTGCATCAATCCGATGCGGTATAAATTCAACTGATATGCGATCTTTTCCTTGTTTAATGTACTGACGGTTTTAATGTCCGCAATCCCTATCTGTCCGTCAATAAACATTGTCATGTCAAGCCGTCCACATGCTATCGGCATATCATCCTTGAAAATCACAATCGGAAGTTCACTGTCCAGAACCTCGAATCCATATTGCTTCTGCAAAAATTTAAAGTTTCGCACTGCTTCACTTCCATCATCATAGCCTGAATTGTTGTAGTTCTCGATTGCCTTATGTACTGCCGTACCTCTTTGGGCCGCATTATTCAACACGGCAGGAGGCACACTTGCATATTCATTTCTATACTTCGTACCAAGAATCTGCGAGACACTTGGCAGCATAAGCCCATCATACAAATATGTATGCGTTTCATCGAAATATTCAAGAGTACCGCCTTTAATGCTGAATGTCTCCATTATTTAACCGTGATGCGGATGGATGGCTTTACTTTTGAGATTTTGACGTACATGTCATACACGTCAGGATTTTCATCCTTAAATGTTTTGCTGTCAAACCTTTCTGCATCATGTTCTGGAACAAATGCAATCTTAAGAAATTCGTTGTCTAACTTTACTACGCCATACTTCTGCATAGCATCAAGAATTTCAGCTTTCATGCTGTCCTGCTGCTTTTTTATCTCTTTCGCCTGCTTCTCAAGGCTTACAATTTTCTCGCATACTTCTTCAGACAATGCAACGTCTGAGCCTGCTTTTTCGATAATGTTATTCATTTGTTTCATCCTCTCTGTAGTTAAATTTAGTAAAATCATATTTGCCGATAACTCTTTTGAGTGGCTCGCATCCTGCACCTGCAAGAACGCGCAATACTTGCTCCACATCATTACTAGTTGAATTGCAAACTGCAAGCACTGTTGCCATTTTTTCTCCGAACTGCGTATCAACTAACACTTCGTCACCACTCTTGATGCTTGCATAAAGCGGTGCATAGAACAATAATTTTTTTTTTCTGTCAGTGTAATGACATACTACAAATTGCACGTAACTACTCATGATTGTCCGCCTTTCTTTGCTTCATGATTTTACCAATCAACTCGCTTGCCTTCGACATCGGCATATCTTCCAACTTTTCAATCTTGTTCATCTTTAGCAGTTTTTCAAGATTCTTGCATGTATAGTTCTTGCTCAATACTTCGATTTGTCTTGGTGATGCCTTGCGCTCCGTGCTGTTCGTTGCTTCATCATCATTTCCGTCTGTATCTTCTTCAGTTGCCATACCAAGGAATGCACCTAATGAATAACGTTTTCGATATGTGATCTCTGCTCCTTCATCCTGAAGCTTCGCACCTTCCTTAACTGCAAACGGATAAGTGTTTGTTTCAAATACGTGTCCACTCTCGTGAACAAGAATACATCGAACACCATTTATGCCATTCTCATCAACCCCAATGGGTTGTAATAACGCAAAGTGTTTATTTTCCTTGATTTTGTTTAAAATGTTATCAAGTGGTACATAATTAAATTCCTTCTTAACCCACTCGCCTGTCTTTCGATTCTGCACGGAATAATTTACCTGTTCAGACTTTTCAAGTCCTCTCAGCTGATTTACCAGCTCAATCAAGTCTACTGCGACTTCTGCTTTAATGTTTTCAAAACCTTTCATTTTTTCCTTTTTCCTTTCTTTTTGAAACATCCAATTCGTACTGTTCAATAATTGCTCTTAATTCTTCTGCGTGACCGCTTAGTACAATATTTTCTACGATTTCTAACATGTTTTCAGCTCCCGATAATCAAATTCGCATACTCTTTCCCAAATACTTTGCAGAACACTTTGACAAGCTTTGTAGAAGGATTGTGCGTTCCTTGCTCAATACAAGCATAATGGCTAGTCGATATTCCAAGCATTTCTGCTACATCTTTCTGAGTTAATCCCTTTGATACTCGAAACGCTTTCAGCTCTGCTCTTTTCATTTCGTGCCCCCCTTTCATCTGCCTACATTATAAACCCTTATCATCAAATTGCAACTACTTTTCATCTTTTTTTGATTATTTGCTGTTGTTTCAAATAGCTACGGTGTGTTATCATCGAAATATAAACTTTTTTAGGTGGTGTAGAAATAATGATAAACAATAAATTAATAGGAAGGAAACTAAAGGAACTACGCAACTCCCGTGATCTTAAACAGTCTGAACTTGCTGAACTTGTCGGGCTTTCTCGCCCTGCCATATCAAATATTGAGTCTGGAAAACGCTCCTTGACTCTTTCAACTCTGAAACGTTTTTGTGAGGTTTACGGCATTGACATTTCATACTTTGGCATTGATACGTCAAGCTACGATGAAGCGACAGACCTCACACTACGCATCGAATCTCTGTTTCACGATCTTCCAGAAGCTGAGAAGGATGAGCTGTATCTGAAGATAATGAAACTGTACCTTGACAGCAAGAATGTTTCTGATTGAAACCATCTGTCGAAAAAAAAGAGTTGTTTAACTCATATTCAATTTTGATATTTTCCTGTTCAGCATAAAGATTAAACAACAACGAATATATTTTTTCTGCGTCCATATTTTCACCGCCCTCATCGGCTAGTATGGACTGCTTTTTTTATTTTCAAACAAGCGGAGGTATTTTTATGAGAAAAAATATGCGAGTGGCAGGATACGCTCGTGTTTCCACTGATGAACAAAAGAAATATGGCTACTCTATACAGGCCCAGACTGAAGAAATAACGCAATGGTGCAACGATAACGGTCATGCCTTGCAACATATCTACATTGACGAAGGATACTCAGCAAGCACAATGAAGCGCCCTCAGCTGCAATCCATGCTGTCAAACCTTAAAAATCTTGATGCCATAGCTTTCACACGTCTTGACCGTCTGTCACGTAACGTCCTTGAAGCTAATAAAATGTTTGAACTTCTTCAGCAGAACAACGTGGCCATGATTTCAATATGCGAGGACGACATAAACACGTCTACCGCAAACGGCTTGTTCATGTTCAACCTTAAAGTCAATCTTGCAGAACATGAATAAAAAAAAGGCTCTGAACGCATCAAAGCCGTATTTGAGTACAAGATTGCACAAGGACAACCTATCACTGGCAATGTTCCTTTTGGCTACAAGATTGCAACAGAAAACGGCAATAAACGCATTGTGATTGATGAATCCAAAGCGCCAATCGTGAAAGACATTTTCGATTCATTTCTCCTGCATCAATCAGTCCATCACACTGTCGAATACGTAAATAATAAATACGGACTTTCTAGGCCTTACATGTCATATATGCACATATTAAAGAATGAATTTTATGCAGGATCATACCGTGGAAACTCCAACTACGCCGAGCCATACATCACGAAAGAAACATACAATGCCGTTCAGACCGCATTACAGTCCAATATACGCACTGGAATACAACGTCATGTATATTTATTTACTGGACTGTTAAGATGCCCAGAATGCCGTTCTAAACTAGTTGGAGTGAGCCATCCAAAAGGCGGTAAACGATATTATTATTACCGATGCAACAATGCCCACTCGGTTCATACATGCACGCATAAGAAACATTATGCGGAACTGGCAACAGAAAAGTATCTTCTTTCTAATCTTGATGCACTGCTGAAAGACCATATAGCCAAAATCTCAAGCATCACATCGGAAACAAAGAACACAACTGAAAAGGAATTAAAAGAATTAAGAAAAGAGCTTGATAATCTGAATTATATATTTATCAAGAAACGTATGCCTGTAAATACCTATGAACGCCTGTACGCCGAAACTGAAGACAAAATAAAAAGGCTTGAATCTTTCAAACCTAAAAGCACCGATCATCTTAACCAATTTTTGAACAGCGGTTGGCGCTCAATATATGACAACCTTACACGTGAGAACAAGCGCACACTGTGGCGAAATGTTCTTGATTCTGTCCATGTTTCCCCTGATGGAATAGAAGTTTTTTTCAAGTAAAAAGCAGACATTTCTGCCTGCCGTTTACTAGGAGAATTTCATGCCCAAATGTCAACTAAACCCTACGCCTATAATATACACCAATCAATCACCTAATGCAAACGGTGATTTTTTCTTTACTAACATGCACTGACCTGTAGGCTATGACAAGTTAGTATAGAATTTTTCAAAAAAAAAGCAGATGCTTTGCATCTACCTCTTTTCTACGCCTTGTGATTTATTTCATCCTTGATAAAATTTCTTCCCTTGTCGCTTCAACAGCTCCTTGATACCATTGTACAAATATATCAAGTGGATTCTTATTAATTCTATCATTAAGTTTATAATTTAATCTTTCATAGCAGTCCATTAAATCTTCATTGCTAAATTTTTTAATTTCTTCGCTGTATTCCTTAACGCTCTTATCAAGGTATTCATTCCATTCATTGTATTCTTTTTTTGTCATGTTCTTTGTTCTCTCTTTCTCTTTACACTTATATTATAATACTATAATATAAAAAGTCAAACGCTTTCTTTAATTTTTTTTTCATAAAAAAACAGCCCGCCGAATACCCCCGACAAGCTGAGAAAGGAAGTGGTGAACATGAACAACACCACGTTCTTAGTATATCATGATTTCGCTTAATAGCCAACTACTCTCGTTATAAAAATCGCATTTTCTGCTGAATATACTGAGCCGTTATTCTTCAACTTGATTTGATAATTCTGACTGAATGTGATCATTGACCCCGACACATTCACAAGAGCAAATTTCGCATAGTCGTAATCTGCAATATAATGAATCGTGCCTAAATGCACAAGTTTTCCGTTTGGACTGAACACCTTAACGCTGCCACAAGCATTATCACCAGACGATCTGTAAAAGATTTCAAGATAAGTATAGTTTTCCGCACTGTCAGACAATGTGACAGTTCCTGCCGTACCGCTTGCACTGTTATAAAGCACCTGACCGCTAATGCACACGCCGTTCACTTCAAGACTGTTATCATGTTTTGGGAAACAATTTACACCGAAGCTGTATTTTTTGATGTCCGTGTACGTAATCGGGATACCCTTTGAAAGAATCAGATTGTAGGTTGTCTTTCCTATTCTGTCAGAAACCTCAACCTGTACGTTCCACTCATACTTGTTATCAGCCGTAAAGCTTGTATCGGTGTTATTCTGAATTGTCGTGTAAGTGCTGAAAGTACTGTCTGCAACCTTCTTCGTGCGGTACTTAATCGTTACTTCATTTTTTCCACCTATTGAAGCATAGTTTGCATTGACATTCAAGATGCTTTCTGAATAATAGTTGCTCTTTCGGTTCAGCTTGATAATCGCACTCGGCAAGCTCCAATCATATACAAGCACCGTGATTTCTCTAATGCCCTCGTTTCCCCTCGAATCCGTCAATTTAACGGTCACTTCAGTGTCGTATGATATATTTACCACGCCAACATTTATAACGCCTGTAGAGCCGTTTAACGTGCCCGTATAAGCATTTCCATTCACAACCGCAGTCAATGTTTTCAGCGTTGCACTGTTTAACGCCCTTGCATTGCTCACACTGATTTGTAACGTGGAATTATTACGAATGATATATTGACTGTTTTCTGTGATTGCAACTGTTGCCGAATTTGTATCTGAATACACCACATCAAAGACAGGATTTGAATTTACAACGTGTGCAATAATTGCACAGCTTGATGTTCCTATAACAGCACTACCACTATACGTTGTTACAGCGATCTCTCCGGTCATGGTATTGCTGTTTGGCATTTGTGCATAAAGATTAGATGCAATCCTATCTGTATCAAGTGTAATATTATCCGTTACACCTGTGCCAATTGTATAACTGTATGAACCCAACTTCAGCACAACAGTGTGCGTAAATACGGTTGACTTTCGGTTCATATGTACAACAATAGTATCTCCGATATTAAAGTCTGGAGAATTGTTCGGCCATGTGTTCAGACTCGGCTGTGATGCTCTGCCAATATCAGGAAGGCTCCAACTTTCAGAACCTTTACAGTTTACGCTCGTAACATGAATTGCACACTCTGCATATGCGCTAAATGTCTTTGAACCGTTGGTATCGTGGCCAATTGCAAGCTCGCCTGATGCAACAACAGTACCTGTATATAACTTTATTCTAGTGTTTGATTGATAAACAACAGTGCCGTTTACAGTACACTTGAAAGGACCTGCCATGTACCAATAGCCTGACTTGATTCCGGCACCTTTTAATGTCCACGAGATAACAGACTGATTGTTTACGGTGCTTTGACTTTTCAATGACCAGTCAAACTGTAAGCATGCACCATCATACGCTGATGTTTTGAATGTTCCTGATGTAGCCATATCACACCCCCACTATACCGATGCCGTCATTTGTAACAGTATCGCCATCTTTTACCATTATTGGAATAAATCTTGCCTTGTTACACAACGTGATATCTTCCTCAATAACTGATTTTTTTTGATGAAACTCGTCACCTGAAACCCAGAACGTTTTAGCACCGGTGCGGTCATATCCTGCAAAACCAACGGAATTATTGACCACAAGGTATGAACCGTCAAGTCCATACATAATCAGCCCGTTTTTGTCTAGCTTTGCAATCAGATTGTTTGCTTCATCATAGACTTCAATCTGTCCATTCTGGTTAAGGTTAGAACCAAGCTTTAATGTTCCACCTTTAATCATGTCCGCAACTAAATTTATAACGTTGATATGTTGCATATTCAACACGTTGTCAATCGTCCATGCGCTTTCAAAATCTCCATTGATTCCAGTACTTGAAAATGCAATACCTCCGCTGTTAATCATAATAACGTGGTGCGCTTCTTCCTTTGGCAATGCATCAACAACAAGTATCTTGTCGCCTTCATACACCACATATGAATTGCCAAGCATGCCTAGAATTGTTTCCTGAGCATGTTGAATTGCATCTGAAAACACAACCTGTAATGCAGAATTGTTTTTCTCTACGCTCTGCTGAATTGTTGAGCTAACTGTTCCCATAAGGTCAGAAACTTTTTGTTGAAAATTTCCAAACTCAAGCTCTGTATACTTACCTAGAATGCAATCATAGTCGTACGAAATAACATGTGTTGTAATATCCACACCCATTGGTTCGTCAATGACTTCGATGGTGTCACCTATATCCGTCAGTTTTTCGAGATTAGCCTTGAGTGTGTAATTCACTTTTGGCACGCAATTCTCGTCAACGTATGCCTGTCCCTGCTCTCTCAAATCCTCGATAAGTGCATTGTTATATGCTGTCTCATCAAGATGCCCTTCAGCATCCTTGTATAAGTCTTGGTCAACATTCTGATTGAAAGACACGACTTTTGTAAAAGGAATATCATACTGCGTCTTGCTATAAAGATATAGCTCATCCAACAGCAGACCGTCTTTTCCAACTGGCATAAGTTTTGTGACCACACTGTCCCAATTTGCCGTGCATGTCATTTCCTTCAGATTCTTTTTGTATCGTACAGTCACGCCATTATCACGCCCGATAGTGCTCATGATTGCGAATCTGTAATTGTCACGAACAAAATGACCACCCCAACGCTCCAGAACTGTGCTAAAAGCGTCATACAGCGATGTTCTCACGCACCTGTATGAATCTACAATTGCAATATCAGAATACGTCTGAAATGGGCTAGGATTGTCTGTGGCACTGTTCAAATGGTCCATCGCATCATTGCAATTTTTATCGACCACATAACTGTCTGCAATCACATAGTTTTGAGCATCATACGAAATGTGCTGAGCCTTTATCGTGATCTTACTCTTTGTTTTTTCTGGATTCTTAATGCGGAAAGCCTGTGCACCTTGTGGAGTATCTGCAACGATAATCCTGTTTGCTGTCAAAAGGTCAACGTAAGAAATATCCGCTTCAACCGTCAAATAAAATTTGCCGTTATCTTCCTTGTGAACTTTTGCTTTGAATGGCTGAATGACTGCATCGCCGTTGCTTGAAAAGTCTGTGTCTGTTGTTCCAAATAATTTTATCATGTTTAAACCTCACATACTTAATGAAAAAGGCGCTCGTTGCGCCTGTCTTTCTATCCTACAACTCGGCTAACGCTTTTTCTACAGCATCATGCCATCTCTTAGGCACTTCTTCCAGTGTCATTCGGTTCATCTGAATCTGTCTTACATACCACTTTACCATGGCTATTCACCTCCTACGATTTCTGCAAGTGAAGCGATAGCTTCATTGATTGCTGTGATGTCAGCTGTGTTCTGCTCAGATGTATTCTGTAGTGCCTGAATCGCCTTTGTTGCGTCTACAACAGCTTCTCTTGTTTCTTTAACTTCAAAAGTTACTGTAGTTGTGTTTCCCTTGGTGTTTACAGAGATGCTGTCACCAAGGCTGTAGCCTTTCGCTGTCAGAACTACCTCACCAAGTTCGTTTAGAATTTGGATGTCTTCGATCTGTTCCGCTGTTAAAGCTTCTACAGCTTCCTGGTATCCCATACCTAATAGAATTACTGAGACTTTACCATCTTCATCATTGAATTCTTTAATTTTTAATTCCGTGCCATCTTTCAAGACCAGCTTTTTTGTTACTTCAAATTTTTCTTCTTCCATTTTGTTTTCTCCTTATGCTGTGCGCTTCCAAATGTTAACTGCTAGGTATGGAGGCATATTGTTGTGGGCGTTGCCACCACCTGCAAATTCCGCCTTGTATTCAGTATGTCCACTCGTAGGACCATCAACAGGTAACTCCCACTGGTCTCCTTTATTCGCATTTGTTGCCCACGATGATACCGCCATATTGTCCATGCGAATAATTTTATGTGCATGTTGCGGCATCTCTTGCACGGTTAGTTTGTGTGTTGATTCTCCGCCAGTACTTCCAAGTACGTATCTATCTCCGCCCTGTATTAAGCAATGTCCTTCCGCAATCTTTGACCATGTTCCACCGAATGAGGTATTCGGGTTAAAGCTAGAGCTAATGCTCATGTAGATACTTCCAACTGGGTAAGCCTGAAGCGGTCCAGGCATTTTAGCTTTTATCTTTCCCCAGAAGTATCTAAGTCCATTTTGATCTAAATAGTTAGCCATTTTTCCTCCTTAACTAGCGACTATCGAGTCGATTTCTGAATTGGAAATTGCCGAGATACTTGTTGTGCTCAGACTATCCAATTTAGTTTTATCAGATGCAGACATCAATCCATTTGCATTCTGTGTCGCAACTCCATAGGTTGTATTGTTATCCTGTTGAGTGAACGTAAATGTTGTTCCGTCTAGTGCCGTTGCCGTAAATGTCGTTCCTGATCTTGTAATGCTTTTTATTGCCTTCGACTGATTATAGTTTGCAACGTTACCTAGACCTACTTGTGCTTTTGTTACCACATGCGGATTGCTTTTATTGCCTATATGGTCTCTGGCTGCGGAATCCTTTACCGTGTATGTTGTCCCATTTGGTAGTCTGATACTTGTTACATCAGCCATTCAAGCCGTCCTCCTTATTTAACTGTAATTGTTGAAGCACCACCTGTAAATTTTGGTGCGGATGCACTAGCAGACTTGATGCCTGTTGCAACCGTTACCGCTGTTCCTGTTGTTGGCAAAGACCCTGCTGAAAATCCAAGTGTTAGAGTCTCATTTGCAACCGCTGCCGTGAAGCTTGGCAATGTGCCTACACCACTGATAGGCGTAACACTCGCTGTATTTACAGCAACCGAAACAGTCGGTGCGGATACTGACCCTGCCGGTGTATATGATGCACTCGCAGAATCCTTGAATGCCAGTCCCTTAAGACTGCCTGTACTACCAAACTCATGCCATTTGCTATCTGATGTAGACCACACAAATTCAAGCGACTCGTAAATTACAACGTCACCATTTGATGGCGTATAATCTGCATTATTAATCTTAATTGGTGATGTGCTAGAGCCGTTCGCAAGTGCCGTTGTTGTAACTCCTGCGTAATGCATAGCACCTGTACTAGAACCCTTTAGAATACTAATGTCATGTCTTGCTATTGCATCTTTGATGTCGTAACTTGCTCCGCTAGGTAATGTGATTTCTGAAATTTCTGCCATTTTTATTTTCCTCCTATTATCAGATTTCCTTCGCTAACAGTATACGTCGTCCCGCTGTTCCATTTCAACCTGTCTGTACGTGATACGTGTATATCTGCATTGTTTACATGTATGTTTATTTCACTGTTCAAATTTTCAAATTCTTTTTTTGCTTCGCTTGCGCTCTCAATATCGTAGTCTTCAAGTGTTTTGCTTCCTTTTACATCAACATTGTTGATTTTAGGGATATTTGTTAACTCGTTATAATCGTCTGTCCCGATAACTGAAACGCTATCCATTTTTAAAGTTAAACAATCATCATCCGCAAGCATGATAATCTTGTAATCATCCATGCTTTACACCCCTTTTTCAGTATCCCGTGCGAACGTGACTTCTTCCGTGATAATCAGCTTGCCTACAAACGTCTGATGTATCTGGTCACCTCTTATAAGCTCAATGTCATAATAATAAGTTCCAAAATCAATGTGGTCTGTATCTTCCGGCATAATTGAGAATGAATATACATTTCCATCTTTAGTTATCGTTCCGTCAGTCAGCTTTTTCTGGATGATAATTTTTCTAGCCACCGTATTTGCTTTTACCGTGAAAGTAATTTGAGTGAATCCTATGCTTACCTCTGCATCGTTTGCATCGTGAACGGTAAAATGAATATTTCGCAAATCCCCTCTCGGCATTGTAATGTGTTCCATGTTATCACCTACTCTTTCATGATACCATCAATTTCATTATTTGAAATAGATGAGGTTGGAGCAATATCAGCCCACTCGTATTCATAATCGGTGTTACTTTTCTTTTTCAAAAACTGTCCTGTTGTACCGCCTGTAGGAATGCCTTCCCCTTTTTCACCATTGATGCCATCTTTACCATTCAGGCCATTTTCGCCTTTCAGCATAAAGATCTTACAGACGGGTTTTGTAAAGTATTCGCCCATTTTATGCACCTCCCCTAATCTGTGATTCCATTTCGTATTTTCAATGCACCTGTCAGGATAGTAAACACATCGCTGTTAAGTTCAATTTGCATGTCGTAAAAATAACTTCCTGCTTCAATGTCCTTTGTATCTTCAGGCGCAATTCGCACCACGTAATACATCTTGTTGCGCTCCTGCTTCCTGAATGAGATGCCATTTTCAAGTGTTTTCTGGAATACGACATCGCCATCATCAAGATTCCTTTTGCACGTGAAGAACGCCTTTTCAAGCTCCTGCGGTTTGTCATCGAACTCAATCTCAACCGCAAATGACAGTGTGTCGCCTTTAATCATTTCAAGATTCGTCTTTTCCATTATATCCACCTCGACAGATTTTCAAATGCAATATACGTAAGCTGTCCATCCCATGACACGGAATTAGGCCCAACTTTCAGCATAAATTTATCGTAATTTCCGACAACGTATCTGTTCATCAATACATCATCATTATACGCTTCGAGCCTTTCTGTGTCTATTGTGATGGAATTTGATGCGCTCATATCAATTCTGAACAACTGCACACCATTCAACGACAGATTGATTGTTCCTGAACCCTTGATATGAATGATTGGCTTGGAAACATAATTGCCGTTATTTCTCACGGTAATAGCTCCTGTTGGATTGTCAAACACCTTCATTCTTTCGATTGTGCTGTACTTGAACGGTTGCACATGATACGTGATATCAGCCGTTCTGAACCTCATAAGGCGCTCATAATCGACAGCATCAAGAATGTCATATTTGTAATATCTATCTGGTTCATTTGAAAATGTGACTGTTCCGCTCGTATTAAAGAACGGAATAATTTCGTCAATATCATAATCGCCAAACAGACCGATTTTCATTTTTTTGTCGTATGCTGAGTAGCCAAGCCTTGTGATAATATCACCGTCACGGCCGTCTATCTGTTCAATGCTTGTACGCATCAAAGGCTTACTAATTGACGGCAATTCCTGAATCAGCAATCCGTTGATATATCTACTGTCAAGTCCGTTTTGAATTACATAGTTTCGCATTCCTTCACCCCTTAATTGTATATCAATTTTGTAACAGTTTTATCGACGAAATGTCCCATTTCCTCATCATCCATCACGATTTTGACCTGTGATAAAGCTTCCTTGAATGCCTCAACCATGTTTCTATAATTTCCACCGCTTGTAGAAATACCACCGTTCACATTGAATGCATCAGACATACCATTTGCCAGTGCTTCAGTCTGGTTGATAAGTTCTGGGCTTGCCTTTCTCAAGCTATCGCTCAAACCTTCAACCATGTCAGGCATCCAACTTTCGTATTCAGCCAATGGTCCTTCGTCTGGTCTTGAGAAATGAAGAAATGACGTGATTTTATCTGCAACTGATTTGACCGCACTTGTCACATAATGAATCGCACTCCTGATGCCGTTTGCAATACCTTGAATCATGTCAACACCCCAGTTGTATAGCTGCCCAGGAAGTCCACTGATTGTGTTGATAATGTTGTTTACAAGCCCACTAGCGGCATTTGCACCCGCTTGTGCCAACTGTCCTGCAAAGTTCCACGCGTTATTCAACGCACTTGATAACCAATTCCATACAGCAGATGGAAGTCCACTGATAAATGACACAACACCATTGACGAAGTTAGAACCCGCCTCAGAAGCCCTAGAAACCATGTTAGAAGCCCAATTCTGTACGTTGCTTATAACATTACCAAGGAATGCACCAATACGCCCAGGAAGTGCCTGAAACCACGATATTAGATTGTCTATGAATCCACCAACCGATGTAATTACATTTCCGACCGTGTCCTTGAATGCATTCCACACATTTATAACAGCATTGCGGAATCCCTCGTTTGTGTTCCACAATGTGATAATTGTTGCTATTAGTCCTGCAAGCAACGTTACAATGAGCATAATCGGATTGGCATTCATAACACCATTAAGCAATGCCTGTGCAATAGATGCACCTTCGTTAGCAAGCTGAAATGCTTTAACTGCTCCAACCACGCCGTTAATCATGCTTACAACGTTCCACGTTAACATAGCGGTACCAATGCCAGCCACAAGCGAAATAATCGTACCACCATTGTCCATGATGAATCCGAATAAATCACCAACACCAGAAACGAGATCATCAATGACAGATACGACAGAATCAACATCCATATTGTCGATTGCATTTGTTATGTTTGGAATCCACTCATCAGCAGCCTTTTGTAAAATGGGCTGTAATGCTTCGCTAAGTTTTGAATTAATCGTATCACTCAATGTCGAAAGCCTTCCATCCAAAGTCTGAGATTGTGCATCCATTGACTGAAAGTATTTACCACCTTCAGACGTTGACCGCTTCATCGACTCTGTGATCTCATCGACTGACATTTTGCCTTTTGATATTCTGTCATAAAGGCTTTTCATGCTTTCTCCCGTCTTTTCTGAGATTTCCTGCAATGGGTTGAATCCTGCATCAATCATCATATTGATGTCTTCAAGTGTTACTTTCTGCGCCGAGTTCATTTTTCCATATGCTCTCGCAATACTGTTCAGCTTGTCCGCATTCCCCTGCGAAATATCGCCAAGCATCATCATACTGTCAACCGCATCATCAGCACTAAAACCAAAGTTCATCAACAAAGATGTTGCATCTGCCAACTGTGGCATATCAAACGGAGTTGTTGCTCCAATATCAGCAAGTTTTTTGACAGTTTCCCCTGCTTTATCGGCTGAGCCTGTCATGACCGTAAACGATGTCGTGTAATACTCCATAGACTTCTGATAGTCCACCGCACCGCCTACAAGCTGCTTGAATCCATCAACAATCTTGCTGATTGCCTGTGATGCAAGATTAGCCATTGTGCCTTTGAGTACTGTGAAACCATCACCAAGCTTTTTTGATGCGCCATCAGCATCACCCATTTTTTTCGACAGATTATCAACCTGTTTTGCACTATCGTCAGATTCTTTGCCGAGGTTGTCAATCTCTTTTGTGGTCTTGTTAACGTCCGCTTGAGCATTGTTCATCTGCACTGCAAGCTGTGACAGTGATTTCTTGTTTTTGTCCTGCGCTGCGGTGCTTTCGTCATACTGCTTCTGCAACTCGTTAACAACTTTCTCTTGTTCTTTGTACTCTTGACTGTTCTTGCCAACTTGAGCTTCAATACTTGCAAGCTTTCCCTTTGCACTTTCAAGCTTTTCACCGAGTTGCGCATGCTCAGCTGCTGACTGTTTAACAGCATCCTGATATGTCTTGTACTGGTCAGAAACAAGTTTCAGCTTCGATTTCTGCTCTTCAAGGCGCTTATTCAGCACATCACTCTTGGCTGTCAATGCTTCGGTGCTTGTGTCGTTCTTGTCATATGTACTCGTAACAACCTTCATTTCAGAAGATACTTCACGCAAGTTCTGTGTGATCTGGCTTAAAGCTCGCCTGTATTCGCTTTCGCCTTTTAACTTAATCGTACCACCTAACGGCATGAACTCACCTCCTTAGAACCAGTCGTCTTCATGCTGTGATTTCTCGTACGCTTTTGCATATGTTGTTCCTGTCTTTTCAAGCATCAATTCAAAATCAAAATCATCTTTGTAATGCTTATAAAAAATATTGAAAGTTGTAAGTGTCAATCTTCCAACCTCATGAAATGTAAAACCTAGTTTGTTACGCCCGATGAAGTAGAACCATGTAAAGTCTATCGGCTCTGTTTCATCCTCATCGGGGATTATGCGTTTTTTTCGGCACTCTGCGTGCTGTCAACAACAGCACCGTTCATCAGCTGTGCGGATGATTTCAAGCCAATTTCCGTGATCATTCTTCCTACCTGCTTTCGTGTAAGCATCTTTTCTTTTGTGCCGTTTTCCTCGTTCTCGATGTCAATTCCTTCGTTCAGCATTGCGGTGATTCCAAAGATAACAGCCTTTGCGTTTGGCTCATCATCGTTTTCTGTGCCGTCTGTGAGCTTTCCCCAGTTATCCAATGTGCCATATTTTTCCTGAATAACTTCCATCACATTCAGATTGAAAACAAGCTTGTATTTCTTGCCTTTGTATTCTAGTTCTTTTGAGATTTCCTTCATGTTTGCCCTCCTAAAAAAATAAGACAGGTACGAACCCTGTCTTTAATATTCTTTTAAACTGAAGTCTTTGCCATCAGTCCTTCAAGATATGTGACAGCTTCAGTCTTTGTATCAAACGTCTTTGACTTTGACCATGTGCCATCAGCCAATGTTGCAACAGTTCCTGCAAGCTCAGTTGTACTGAATGATACGCTTTCGCCTTTTGTAGAATCATCCTGTGATGGTTCTGAGAACTTAACTTTGCATAGGAACTCTACCGTGTACTTGTAAGCTCCGTTCACCATCTTTGTAACGATTCGTCCGAAACCTACATATGGTGCAACATCGTTTGCATTTCTGACAAGCTCTGAACCTTCTTCTGACACTGTATGCCCCAAAAGGTCTGCCATTGTCTGCACATCTTCGTTGTCGATTCCTGCTGTAACAGAACCCTTTTGAAATGATGTATCACTCTCAGCTAATGCATCATCTGCATACAAAGACGCATCATTGTTAGAAATATCAACCTTGCATGAAATAGCCTTGGCTGGCTTTTTCGCACCATCATAAGTTGCTTTACCATTTTCCGATTCCGTAAGTTTTGAATATCGGAAGTTATTTAAACCGATTTTAGCCATTATTCGCTCCTTTCGATTGAAAAACATAATGTTTTGTGGTAGTAATTCGTATCATCCTCATACATATCTGCGGACGATCTGTCAGGTTCCCACATAAACCCAACAGCTGTAAGCAATCCTTTTAATGCCTTGATAATCGGCTTGTAATTGCCTTTTGAATAAACATCAAAGTCATAATATTCAACGTAGTTCAGAAGTTCATCATCACCATGTAACGTACTCCCTGCATCTGTCATCATGTAAGTGATGTATGTTTTCGAACTTCCATTGTATCGTAAGAACTTGACTGGAATTTTTTTGCCATTGACTGTGAAGTCACTCAATGTTTTTTCGATGAGGTTATTCATCCAACAGTCCCCCGCTTAAACTCTTCTGCGCTTCTTCCATTGCTTTCATAATTTGCGATTTTTTGAAAGACTTTCGGAAAAAAGGATGCTTTGGATAATTCTTTTTCGAGCTTCCATATTCGAACATGTTAGCTACAAGTGGCGCAGGAGTCTTTCTTCCGTCTTTGTTGATGAAATATCCAGTAATCATAACTTTTGTGTTGATACCATCATCAGACGGCGTTTTATATACACGTGACAGCTTCACGTTTTTTGCGAAACCTGAACTGCTCAGCGACCCTGGAAGTGCCGAAATAACGTTCTTGTAGACTACCTCTGCCCCTGCTTTAGTCATACCACCAAAGATGTGATCAAACTGTTTGTCGATGTAAGAAATATCTTTCAATACGCTATCATCAATATCAACAATAAGTTTTGCCATCAGTGGGTCACTTCCTTTGCCTGAATCTCAAGCTCTACGCCATTCTCGTCCACGTTGTTCAGATACTCAATCGTATATGTTTTGCCGTGAAACTCAATCAGCATATCCCTTGTGATCTCTGTTTTCGGATACCGAATCGTGAAGTTGGTGTATGCTTTTTCAAAATCAGAATTGTTCGCAATCAGCGTAAAGCCTTTTGTCGTCCTCACGTATGCATACGGTGTAAGAATCACCTGTTTCTGCTCTGTCTGAAAGCCGTCCTCATCTGTCACAATTACAGTTTTATAAATCGTGATACGTTTTGAATACTTCCCTGCATTTATCATGGTTCACACCTCACAAAAGATTGACGCTATGCATTGCTAGAATGCTCTGCACCGTGTTGTTCAAGTTTTTACTATCAACGAGCATTGTTCGGTTATCCCACATATCTTGGCACAAGATCAACACAACGATAACGAACTCAGGATATTTGTCCAGATTATCAATCCCAGTATAGTTTTCGATATATGAGGTTGCAATAAAAATAAGCATTGTCAATGTATTTATTTCCTTGTACGTTAATTCATCCAGTCTCAAATAATCTGCGACGCATTCCACTGTAATATCACTGACTTTGCTTACTTCCATATTTCTTCACCCCTTTTTATTTGCCTGCTGCCATCACAAGTTTCGCAAGCTTCTGAGTGTCTGCAACTTTCGCATCCCACTCAACGAAAGCTAGAATTCCAAGTAAATGCTCTTCCGCATATCGTTCTTGTAAAACCTGCATGTTAGCATCTTCTGAAACCTTCACAGCTAAACCAGATAAGTCACCGTAATAAATGGTTGTTTTTCCTGCAAGCATTTTGTCCATAGCATCAGAGCAATAAACGTCCTTGCCTAGAAGTGTATACCCCCATTTTGCTGTAAAGTCACGGTTTAATAAATAATCGCCTTCATTATCTTTTAATTTTCTGATTGCATTTCGAGTTTCACGATTCATAATCCAGACAGAATTACCCTGATAGTTGTCAATAACCTTGTCTTGTAAATCCATCAACTCGTCTGATGTAATCTTTGTGGCTGCGGCAGTTGTAACAGTCATATCTGATGTAATGCCCTTTAAGCCATCAACCTTTCCTTCTGTTCCGAACAAAATCTCATGTTCAAAATACAATGCGATCGCTTGTGCCATTTTTGCTTCAACAAAGCCAACGATGTCAAAGTTGGAATTGTTAATCAAGCTTTTTGAAATTTTCGCAAGGCAACGTGCAAGGAATCCGCCAAGTGTAATCTGAGTGATAACAACCTTTCCAGACTCTGCTGTAGTTCCTTCGTCCGCATATTGCATCACGATAGAACTGTTTTGTGCATCATACTTTGGTAATACTAGATTGCCAGTGATGTTATAGCGATCTGCCATAGAGAATACAGGTGAGATTTCAATGACCTGAGAAATGATTTCATTCCAAACTGTTGTTGGAATCAATGTCTTTGCATCTGCTTGCATTGTCGGTGTGTCAGTATTTACAATTCCACGAATTGCATTCTCGAATGTTTTGCGATCCTTTTCTGCATTTGTCATTTCAACATGTGGTGCAGGAACTTCCTTCATGCTCATTCCTGCCATTTGGTCGTACATAGCAATGGTTGCATCAATGTCCTTGACTTCCTTTTCAAAGTTTGCGAACTGCTCCTTTTCGTCTTCAGATGGTAATCTGTTTTCTGCCTTTGCAGTTGTCAACAAGTTCTCCATCTGAGCGACTTTTGCGTTTCGATTTTCGATAAGTGCTTTTACGTTCATTCTTTCGCCCCTCCGTCTTTCTTTAATGAACTAATAATATTCTCGTATGCCGAATAATCAAGCATACGATCCTCGACAGGCTTTTTAGTCTGTTTTGGCCCTTTTAGTGCATCTGGCACATGCTTGTAATTTCTGAATAAATCTGTTGCACATGCCTGTACATCCTTCACTGTTTCAAGTGCGTTCACATTGAAATAATTTCCGATGTACATATCATCATCTGCATTTCCACTGAACCACGTTTCGTTGTTCACCAGCTCTGCAATCTTTTCTGCCGTGATTCCTTCTTTTGCCTTTGCTTCATACATTGGCAACATTGTTCCACTTTCAATCAAATTTAATGTGTCAATGTCATGCTGCAGCTCGTTAGCATTTCCGTATGCAAACGTCATCGGCTTGTGAATCATCAGCACAGAATTTTTGTAAATATTAATATCGTCTGCAACCATGGCAAGATATGTAGCAGCACTTGCACACAATCCATCAATGTACGCATGAATTGTTGCACCTGTGCTCTGCCTGAATCTCTTTAGCATTGTGACCATTGCGGAACTTGCAAACACTGAGCCACCGCCTGAATTGATGTAAATATTAAAGTCTGTCACGCCATTCAAGCTGTTAAGCTCTGTCTTGAGTGCGTTCGTATCAACTGCTGTTTCTGATTTCTCACCAGTCCACAAGTCCGGCTTGTTCTCATCAACAATATTGCCGTATACGTAAAAATCTGCACTATTTTTCGTCAGATTCTTCAGGTATTTGTAATTCATCATCTGCCCCCTGTTCAGTTTCTTCCACTTTATCAGTCGTTTCTTCTTCATCTCCACTTGTCACCTGTCCAGTGTTTGGAGTGTAATACGTTCCTGTGTTGGTATCATACAATACTGCGCCAAGCCCAACATTGATAACGTCCATACCCTCAATGTAATTGAGATTTTCCATGCGTCGCAACTCATTTATAGTCATAAGTCCTGTATCTTTTGCAACCTTGTAAGCATCGAATCTCTCTTTGATGCTTGCTTTCACAATTTCTTTCGTATCAAATTCAAAGAAGAAGTTTTTCTTTTCTTTTTCCAACAGTAACGTGCTGTTGAGTGCTGTCTCAAATGCTTTAATAATCGGATATATTGCTTCTTTGAATGTCAGATTGAAGTCACTATGAATGTGGAATACTCCGTTGATTTCATCCTGCAATGTTTTCTTCGACTCGTTCAACTGCATTTCAACAGAACTGTTTGACGACTCCTGAAACTTGATGCCGTTATTCAAGACCATGACGGACTCGGTGTTGTTGGCATATAACATTTTCCATGCTTCTTTTAGCTTGTCCACTTCTTCCTGTCCAAGTCTCCGCTCTGCCTGTAAGAATCCTTTTTTGTTGCCACCTGTCTGAACCAGTCCAAGCTGATACACCAACGTGCTATAAGCCGTTTCAAGCGCCTTAGATATTTCTTCCGTCAATCCTTTTCCACTTGCTCCGTCTTTGGTATTTCTCAAGAGTTTTACCATGTTCCACGGATATATTTTATCCGTACCAACATAGAACTGTACAAAACGATTCATCGGGTCGGAATTTGACCACACAGTAACGTTCATATCTGGGATATATTTAAGTGCTGTTACGTTGTTCTGTCTGTCTATCTGGATGTAACAATATCCACCCTTGCCGAGCAAATAATCCTCAACCATGGCTTTTTTTGTCTGGAACCCGTCAAGCGTGTTTCCTGTATCACCGTTCAGCATTCGCACACGGTTGTCTCTTTGAACTTCCTCAACCTTGCCAGACTTATATCTGTAAAGTTTAACAGGCATTGCCGCAATCGAACCGCTGATAAAATCAACAGCACCTGATACGGCAGGAAGCGTGAGGGCCTTTTCCCTCGTGATTGTCTCATTATTGAGCAATGCCGATAACAGCACATCGTCAAGCTGAACACTTTGATCATTAATATTTACTTTATTCTTAAAAATTTTTTTGAATAGTGCCACTCTCGTTACCACCCTTTATTAGTATTTTCTTTTTGAAACATTTTTACGCAAATAATATAGCATAAATGCACGTTTTTATCAATTAAATCATCTGGAATGTGAAGTCACCTTCGTTCAAGAAATAATCTTGCTCAAGAAGGTAAATTGCATTGATAAGTGATACAACCATATCAACCTTGCCGTTGCTCTTTTTTTTGCTCACGTACATGTTTTTGTTGGTGTCATATGCACATTTCGCATTCTGAAAGTTTATCTCTAGCAATTTATTTTCTGTGTATTTGAATTTCTGCTTAAGTATTGCTTCTTTCATCCTCTTTGTCGGAGAATGAAGCACGCTTGAATACTGCTTAATCTGAACCGTGTTATAGCCCTCATTAGCCAATTTCTGCGCCGTGCTTAATGCATTCCACCTATCATAGCCAATCGCCTGAACTTGTACGTTATAAAGACTCTCAATGCTCAAAATAAGTTGTTCAACAAACGCATAAGAAATAACTCTGTCACCGCACGCAAATACCTTTCCACTCTTCAATAGTTCCTGATAGTTCACACGCTCTGATATGGTCTTTTCCGTGATCCTGTCTGCTGGAATAAAAGCAAAACTTTCTGCAAGAATGTTATCGTCATCATCCACGGAAACCATGGCAACAGATGTATTATCATTCGATTCTGAAAGGTCAACGCCTAAATATACAACTCTGCCGTTCCAATCAATGTTAGCAACCTTGCACGCCTGAACATCTTTAACATCAATAAATGTTTCTGTTCCTTGCCCTTGATAAATGATATTGCAGTGCTTTGTAACAAAGTTTTCTCGCTCATTCTCAATAGCAATGGCTCTGGCTCTTTTCTTTACAAGATCATCCCAAATTTCAGGTATTTCCAATGCCGCAGGATTCGCCTGCTTTAAAACAAGATCGTCTGTTTCCCAGTCTGACGTTTTGTCTGGTTCATATAGAAGTGCAAAAACAGTTTCGTCTTTCTGAATGCCATCAAGAACCTTCTTGGCATATGCAACCTCATCCTCGAAAGGATTGTCGATTGTCGGATATTTTGTACTGATAATGAACCCTAGTTTGTTTAGAACGTTAAGCTGCCCAGAACGCATAGCGTCAACAGGATAACCATTTTGCAACGCTCCAACTTCATCTGCGATAAAGGCATTCGGCATACGTCCGTCCATACGGTTGTTACTGTATGCAAGCGGTATAAGCGTGTTTTCATTCGGTTTGAACTTGATGTAGTCCCTTAGCAACTTGAAACGCTTCGCTCCTTTATATTCGTAAATAAGCGGACTGCTTTTGATTGTATCTGAGATAGCTTCTTTGATTTCTCTTGACATAGCGCCATCTGGCGCAACTGAAAAGAATTTTGAGAACCTTGGCTCAGTAAGGAAAAGAATAATAAAGATTGTGGCGATAGTGTACGTCTTAAAATTCTTTCTGCAAATCTCCAAAAGACCCGTCTCGTATCTGCGCTTTTTCGGTTTGTCACGATATACAGTGCATAGCATGGATGTATAAAATAGCCACTGATAACCAGTGGCGCACTTATACATAGACTGTCCTGCTTTCAATCCTTTTGGCATGATAAGCAATTTCAGAATGTTTTCAATCTGCTGGATTTTTTTTTCAGATACGACATACTTGCTGTCTTTTCCTTCAGCAATCGGCATCCAGTCTAGCATCTGTTTTTTTACGTACTTCGGGCAATCTTGTTTTTTATAATTTTCTTTGCAGAATATATATGCCTTACTGCTCGTCGCTGCCATCATCGTCACCGCCGTTAATAATCTTCATAAGCGGATCAACATCTTCTTCCCCTTCGTCTGATACGCCAAAGTTCCTTAGAATACGCATCAATGTAGCTACTGTCTTATTTGCAGAATCCGTTGTCCTGTTATAGTCCTGAATAGCAGGATTGCTATACACGTTTTTTCTACCTTTGACGTATTCCTTTGTTACAAGCGTTCCTTCTTCCTTGATAGCCTTTTCAAGTTCTGCCAAGATATTTAGCTGTACCTGATAGCGCTTGAACGTAGTGATGAAGAAAAAATTAGACTGTACGCCGCTTCCCTCTGCAATCTTAACAATTTCATTTGCCTGTTCCTGTAAACTTAGCTTTGGCATTTTATTTCCTCCTTCCATTTACAGCCTTGTTTTTTTAACTTCTTCTTTATCCATGTTGCGCATCGGTTCAAACGTAACGTCCTGATTGTATTTGTAGATAATATCTCCGTTTTCATCAAAGCCGCTAGGAACCAATACTCTTTCAAAAATCTTATAAGGCGCTTGCCCTCTCCTTGGACTGTTCCAAAGATAATGCAAATAATCCTTCATTGTCATTCCGTCGAATTTGGTTCTGTTTTCTGCCGTACTGGTGTTGAACCCTTCCGCTTCTGCATAAGGAAAGTTCAGGAAATACATATCTTTTTCGATATCAGACCATCTTACTTCGCCGCACTTTTTAGCTATCTGCAAAGCCGCCGCAAAATTTCCTCTTGAATCCATAAAAATCTGTTCATCGAAATTATTGTAAGTCTTCATTTTCTGAATATTCTTCCATCAACTTTTCGCATTTATAGGCAACCTTCAATTCATCTTGCTTAAGAACTTTCTTTAAGAATTCTTCCTGCTCATCACCTTCATACGTGATAATGATTCTCTTTGACTTCAGCAGTTCTTCCTCAGGCTTTGAATAATCGTCAATCAGATCATCGTCATAGCCCTCAGGCGAATAATCATCATCAAGCATGCTTAATTCAAATTGCCCAAAGCCAAAATCAGTCATATCAAGGTTGATATCACCAATCTCGATTTTCAGCTTGCTCATATCCCAATTAGCTTTTTCCGCAGTCTTATTGTCGGCAATTCTTAAAGCCTTTACCTGCTCCTCTGTCAGATCGTTTGCGTGAATACAAGGAACTTCTTTTAAGCCTAACTGCAAGGATGCTTTATAGCGTTTATGTCCTGCGATAATCACGTTGTTTTTATCCAAGATAATAGGATTCTTGAACCCAAACTCTTTGATTGAATTCGCTACCGCTTCTACGGCATTGTCGTTTATACGTGGATTGTTCTCATACGGTTTAATTTCTGTGATAGGGATGTACTCAACTTTCAATTTATTCATTTTAATTTTCCTCTCTTTCACCACATTTGTTTCACGTGGAACACTTTAAGCTAGTTTTTGATTCTTTTTGAAACGAAAAACGGCTTATATTCACATTATAACGCGAAATTTGCCGCTTTTCCAAAAAACCATAAGTTTTTTTAAATTTTGTATTCTTCTATATGGGCGTTTCATCTTGGTGTCACTCCAGACAATGCCCGTTCCCCTGGGGGGATTACTTCAGCTTCCGATTCTCTGCCTAGCTATCTTCTTTAAATACTCTTTATCAATCATTCCTGCATCAGCTAACCTGTGACAGTCTTTGCATAAGCATATAAGGTTATCATCATCCAACCATAGCTCTGGCTCATCCTTCAGCTTCTCTATGTGATGCACTTCTATGTTACGGTAGTTATATATGCCTTTGTCTTTGCATACTTCGCACAAATAGTTTGCATCCTCTCGTATCTGCTTGCTCTTCTCTGTCCATGCACTCTTGCTTCTGAGCTTTGATTCTTTGTAACTGTACTTGTACTTCTTCTTTTCTACATGACAGACATAACCTTTCGGATGTATCTTTCCGCATCTGCTACAAGCATAGTATCCTTGTGCCATTACTTAACACGTAACCTTTGCCCTGCATAAATGATATTCGGATTGCTGATGCCATTCATAGCCTGTAGCTTCTGCCATGTTGTTCCATACTTGGATGCAATGCCTGATAGTGTATCTCCACTCTGTACAGTGTAATATACTGCCTGAGATGCACCTAGCTTCTGGTTGACGATATTCTGAATGGTAGTATAGTCATATCCTGCCTGTGCCAATCTGTTCTTACGGTCATTACCGTCTCCCCACTGTCCCGCAATAACCTCACTTGCTACCTGCTCATTTGACTTTCTGACAGGTGCAGCCTTCTTGTTTACAATATTCTGAATCACATTGTAGTCATATCCTGCTTGTGTAAGTCTGTTCTTGCGATCTTCACCATTTCCCCAAACTCCTGCAATAACCTCATCTGCAATCTGCTCGTTACTCTTTCTCACAGGTGTTGGTGTAACTGGTTTTGTTTCACAACTTGGATTTGCGTACTTACGCCATGCTGCAGCATCCATATAGGCAATGTCTAAATCAAGGTTGCCAGCATATCCTGCCAATCTTCCACAAGAAGAATACTGTCTGATAGCACATGTATAATAACCCTCATTCCATGGATGTTCCTGATATCCTGTCGGATTGTTATTCGCATACTGTGCAATCCATAATCCATAGTCTCCAATGCCAGAGACTTCTTTATACAAACTTGCTGATGCATAGATTAAAGGTCTAACCCCAGTTTTTTCTACAATTCGATTGCACCAGTTAGAAATCCATGCTCTAGCTGGACCACCTGTTCCGCATAGTGCGTTGTCCTGATGCTCCCAGTCTAAACAAAGAATAGCTTCGCCAATATATCCTTGAATGTTATTCAAGAAATAATCTGCTTCTGCTACTGCATTTCCTCCATTTGCATAGTGGTATACACCTAATAACTTTCCATTAGCTTTAGCTTGCTGATAAGCTCTGTCACAATCAGGATTCACATATCCTGTACCTTCTGTAGCTTTGCAAATTACAAAGTCACATGGCACTTTTGATAGATCAATTCCTCTTTGCCAATTTGAAATGTCAATTCCGTTTAATGTCATTTTTTTCTGTCCTCTCTAATGATTCTGTGCCCATTCATTTTCCAAATCCTTAATTCTCTTCTCATGATCATCCTTGTACTTAAACAGCGTTTTTACACGCTCCGAAACAAGAACGAGCTGTTCTGATACTTTTTTTAGTTGTTCAGTCTTTTCGCCATTTTCTGCCATCATCTTTTTTGTTGTGTCACAAAAATCGTCCAGTTTCACATTGATTTTTACAAAATTTTTTTCGACGTCCAACTGCCGATTTTTTTCTCGCTCCGCCTGTTCTTCTTGGCGCTTTTTGCCACCCGCAAACGTGTTGATTAACGTACATGCAAGCGATGTCAAAGAAATGAGTAATGCAATGCTTACACTTGCTTCAGGAGTCATTTATTCCTCCTTTTTATAGTTCGCCGAACTGATCTGTAAGCATGCTCCAATGCACGTTCCAATTGCCGAAATAGTTCCTGCAATAGCTTCTGCACAATCCCAACCCCAGATTTTTCCGAGCGTGATAATTAATGCTGAAAATGCGTTCGTTCCAACAAGTGCAACCCATTTCAATTTGTCATATGTTTTATTTGAAAATACCATTTTTTACCTTCTTCCATACCTAGATTATACTATAATTATCGCCAAAAAAAAGGGATTTTATCCCCTTTTTTCTTTGCCTTTATTTTATCTTTTTTGCTCGATAATGATTTTTCCTTTTTCAGCCTTAACTGTGATTTCTTTTTCGGGATCAATCCCAGATTCCGCCACAATCTTTTTGGATATTGTAGTAGTATACGTGTTTACCTTTAAGTCACCGCCTACCGTTCTGTACTTCATTTTTGCAAGCTTCATTTTTTTTCCTCTCTTTCATCCTTCAAATACTCAAACTCTTTCAATAATTCATTCTTTGTTCGTTCAAACTCTGATTCAATTTGCTTTTGTACATCAATCTTAGTTTGTTTGAACCATTTCTTTTTAAATTCAGTAACTGCCATTCGGTAAGTATCTTCTCCAGTGTCACTGCTCTGCCACCACTCTAAATCGTGTAGCAAATCAACTAAATCTTTCATCATATTATCTAATTGTGAATCAAACATTCTTCCAACATATTCATCTTCGATTCTGCAATACATATAGTTATAACTTCCGCCACTCATTTTTAATCTCCTTTTTACGCATGTTCTCAAATCTCTTCACCGTTCTTTGTTGATAATAATATCCAATCAAAAGTAAAGATATATTCAATAAGCATAAAATTATAAACGATATGCAGATGATAATTCTTATCGTATTTTCTTCCATTTATTTAGCCTCCGCAAATTCGATTTGTTCTCTCTCTACACAGAACCTAGCTCCATCTTCAAAAGTAATATCGAATAAATTTGTAGCACTTCCATTACCTGTTAGCGTTTTGTGTACGTGTACAATATCACAAACTTGACCGATGTAATCTTCTTTGTACTTACCAGTACTGCTGATTAATTCATATTCATACTTATCTGTAAGACACAGCAATCTAGCTTTACGCATTATGTGATCACCTCACAATTTCTTAAAATCTCATTGATTGACACAGTATCCGGAACATTTCTAAAAAGTCCATATTTCTTTAGTTCCAATAAAAACACACATCTGTTTATTGGCTTATTTCCAATATTTCCTTCATAATCCAGCAATATACAGTATTCATTTTGCCTTAGTCTGTATAAAGGCTGCTTGTATTCTTTTCTAGCTTGTCGAATCATTGAATAACCTCACAAGCTTCTAAAACATCGTGAATCTTTGTATCGTAACCAACACATTTGAAATACCCTTTATCTTTTAACTCTCGTAAAATCCTGCGGTCTGAAAAGTTACAATCGGTATTACCGTCACGGTATGTTTGGATTAAATCAAATTCAAACTGGCTCAATTTGTATGTTGGCTTTTTGTATGGACTTTTTAGCCATTCTTCAATCTTTTCTCTGCATCCATGTCCTGTACTAAATCCACAATTACAACAACTAACACTACTGCATTGACAAGGCTTTCCGTCGACTAGTGCGAAACTCCACATACAATTTTTTATGATTTCGTCTTTAAAATGTTCATAATTAGTTTCTGCTTTTTCTTCAAAATGCTCATTTACTAATCCTGTAAGTAGATTTATGTCTTCTTTGAATAAGTTCATCGCAAGCGTACAATTATCAGAATTGTGATATAATTCTTCCATTTGTCCTAAAATATCTATATATTCTTGTTTTGTTGTCATTTAAATCCACCCCAATTCCTTTAATTGTCATGTTCTAATTTTTCATTAGCTTTTTTATATTCTTTCGCTTTTTCATACAACTGTTTAGCTAATCTGCTTACACGCTCACACGTGTTGTCTGTATTTTTCCAATTGAAATAAAGAATGTTAATGTAATCAATTAATTCATCTTTGGTAAATCTTTTCAAAGTGGAATTTGAATATATCTTAAAATTTAAGAAATTAAATGAATTATCATTAAACGGATGTTCTTCTTCAAAAATGTTTTTATATTCATTCAACTCTTCCAACCATTCTGCAAGTTGCTTATGTTCTTCTCTACAGTCTTCACATACTGATTGACTTTCAGATAATTCTTTCGCATGAACAATTGCTTCATCTAATGTCATTTTCATTCTCCTTAAAGTTGTCTTCTTTTCCTTGTATTCCCATAAACAAATAGAACAAATTCCATTTGCAATTCTTACAAGGTCGTTCATTTTTCAAATTCCCACTATATTTACAATCTTCACATTCTCGTTGTTTCATAAGTAAATTTTTCTCCTTCACTAATAATTAAACAGTTGGAGATAAACTCC